CCGGTTTCACGGTCTTTTACATGCTCCCAAACACTAAATTGGTTGTCTTGTATCGGCTCAACATTACGGAAAAACTCGATTTCTCCATCAGCATTATATACCGGTATCTTACGCCTGCCGGTTACAACCCACAAATCCGGATTTTGATGCTGTCGGACAAATGCCAATAAAGTTTGTCCAACCTTGTTCTTTTCAATCCGTATCATGGCGCTTTCATAATCCATGATCGCCTGCAGGAACGGATTTACCGCCAGGCTATGCCGCCCTTTAGCCTTAATGATCCCCCGGCTGCCAACGCTGAAATGCTGGCCGGTCGATCGCATTATGGTATCACCTTTATCATTTTTTAAAGGAACATAATACTCATAGGTGTTGATATAGTTATTATATTCTTCCTCGCCAACCAAAGCATTGTCATAAAGCATTTTAAGGGCTGGACGGGTAACAAGGTCATAAAATTCATCAGCGAACTGGACAATATTGGTGTTTGCAAAGTGATTCAATATTTCATCGGCTTCATCATCAGTTAATCCGGATCCAGCGTCATTGTCCTCGTCTCTGTTTTCCTTGATATAACGATTACGCTCCTTTGCATGTTTGGCATACAGATACCAGCCCATATCATCAATATTGAGTCCGGCATCCGCTAACCGTTCCAGAAATCCATTTTTACCATTGGTTAACTTCTTTTCCAATTTTTCTATCTGATCAGCAGCCCGGCCAATATACAATTCCATTTGTAACCGGAAATTAATGTCGTCGGTTATATTTTCACCGGCCTTTTTGGCCTCATTGATAACGAGGGTAGAGCGGTTATATTTGTCTTGAAATATTCTTTGAATTCCCTGCCAGATCGTTTCTTTAGGTAATTCCATGCCCGGCGCTTCAGTGCCATTGTTAATATCCTCAACAACTTCCCAATCCCTGCCTGCCTGGATCACATATTGGGGGGAGTAACCTTTAGCGGTAAGGTATTTCATAAATCCTATTTTATCGCTGGCCCCGCTCTTTTGGTACAGCTCTACCAATTGATCGACATACTGATCTTCTCTACTCTTGACCTGGAATCGGATATCCGGGTTTTTCGGATCGAACGTCCCCCGGTTACCGGTAGCACTCTTGATCTGTTCAGGTCGGAAAGCAATCCACGAATCGCGCCCCTGGTCGTATTCATGTTTGTTCTTGTAAACTATGCCATCATATCCTAAATCCTCTATATAGTTCCTAAGCAAATACCATTTATCAACCTCTGGGATATTTTTAAGTTTTCTCAACTGGATGAATTTTGTTAGTTGATTTATGATTCCCTTACGGACGAGGTTATCTAAAATATCCTCTGGTTGCCATAATGAGAGATCATCTAATCGTAATGGATTTTGGATTGATAAATAAGCCGGCATGATATTGGTATAGGGAATAACATTTTTTTCCAAACTCCGCTTTAAACGATCTTTGCTCTCAATCCGGGCATTGGCCTGGGGCGCCGTTCCGAAATGATAACCAATGTCGGTCGTCAACTTGAATTCGGAAAAATCCCCGATAGTCCCATGATATACAACCAGTGGTCGGCCTTTGCCGTCCACAACCTTGCTGTTGCCAAACCAGCGCTTGAATGCCCCGCTTTGTGTATCAACCTTCTCGCCTGGGGCCGGTACAATCCGCTTTCCGCTCAGCATCTGGTACGCCATCATTGAAACAAAATCGTCCAGGGAGAGAGAAATATCAAATATCTTTTTGAAAAGCATCCGTGCTTTAATCCAGACTCTTTTCAACCAGGCGATAAACCGATTCCGCTTTACTTCGTCCTGAATTTGCGCCCCTTTTTCGCCAATGGCCATAACCAGCCCTTCATCGAGGGGATCGGCATATCTTTCCATTGTAGCTTTAGTCTCGTACCAGGTTCCTTTAACAAGGTCAATCCCCTGTTGGTACAGTTCCGGGTTGGTCTTTTTTAAATGATTGATGAACGGGTGAGCAAATTCGTGGAATATGGTATCCTTTGTTGCCCGATCAGGGTTGATATAAATGGAATTACTCTGTTGATCGAAAAACGCAATCGCGCCCTGTTTTGCCTGGCCAGCCTGCCCCAGTTCCGCCAGACGCTTTTCAAATGCTTCTTTTGTATTATAAACCTTAACCCCTTGATTGCCCTTCGAGAGGATTTCCGCCGCTTCCTCTGTCCAGGCAGTGTCTACCGCTTTTTCTTTAAAAAAGCGGTTAATAATTTCCCCCAATTCTCCTTCACCGGCTTGATCTTGTAATCTCTGGATGGCATCTAATGCCTCCTCTAAATTCGTTACACTTAAATTTACAACATTTTCAAGGTTTTCCGCAAGGGTATTTCCGGGAGTCGGGCCAGTCTTATCGATTATAACAAGTAATGATCCAAAATTAGTTCCGTATTTTTGATAGACCTTTCCTGGTATTCCGATTATGGCCCTTACATTATATTTTTTAAAAGTTACTTTCCACCATTCCGCAGAATTGATTCTATCCAGCCCCGCGCTTTCTCCCATAATGGCAACTAACCTGCCATTGTCGGCCAGCCGGGTTAAAGCATTGTCAAGATGGCGGAAACCATACTTTGTATCATTCTTTGATATTCTCCCACCGGTAGAACTAAAAGGCGGGTTCATAATAATCGCAGTCGGTCTTATCTCCTGCGGTAATATTGAATCCAAAAATTCAGCATCAACATTTGTAGTATCAAAACCCAAATATTCTAATGCTTTACGCCGTTGTTCATCAATTTCATTAACGTAAACCTTCGCGCCGGCTGCTTTTGGAAATATTGCCAGATTCCCTGTCCCGGCGCTGGGTTCAAGCACAACATCATTTTCATTAGCATTTAAAGCCTGCGCTGCCACATAAGCCAATGTTGGGGGTGTGGAAAATTGTTGCAACAAATCTTTTTCTGCAGAACGATCCGCTTGTGTAGGTATCTTTTCCATTACCGCGTTTTGAATGACAAGCAAATGATCTTTGGGAGTAATGGTTTTGTTGGTCATTAATGAAGATTTACTCAATAAATACTTGTTAATCCCGGCTTCCAGGGCATTATACATGTCGGATGAATCAAAAGTGCCTTGCGCCCGTGTGCCGCCAAACGCTTGTTCCGCTAAAGTAGTTAATTCAGGATTATTTTTAATCCCTTCCCCGCTTTTCAATCTTTCATAAACCATGTCGGACAATCTCTCGTGTCCGCTGGTTTTAGATTTCTTAGCAGATTCTTGTTTTTGAGATAATGTCAGTTCCTTTTCAATTTTCTCAATATCTGCCTCTGTATCCATCCCTGTATTGTCCACTCCAGGGTAATGTCGCGCACCTAAATAAAAAGATTTAAGGTATGGTCGTATCTTTTCTCCAAATTCAGAAATCATTTTTTTAGAGAAATCAGCAAATTTTATTACACCTTCCTCAATCTGATAGACGGCCATTTCTGTACCAATGGCAAACAACTCAGGGTCAACACCAACGTTTAAATTGTTGAGTTTATCCTGCATTCTTTTTTTCAGTTCTTCATAACGACTGCTGGAAACAAGTTTATGCTTGTCAGGTAATGGAATAACCGCATCCCGGCTTTGGGTTAATGGACTGATCTCCGGCCTTTTCAATTCCTTTTTCGGCTCCCCGGCCAGCATTTTATCAAACGTGTCTCGCACTTCATTTGATAGCTGGAAATTATGGCCAAACCGGGTACAAGACTGGTATATTTGTAATAGTAAGTCTTTTAATTTTGTAAAAACAGATTGTAATTCCTGGTTGGGGACATCCCCTTCAAGGATATACTTTTCAAATGCAATCGCAAAGCGTTCTCGCGCATCCTTGCTCCACATGGCATTAACATCAACATCTTTTTTGCCTTCGGCCCATTGAGTTAATCTTTTGTAATCCTCGACAGGTAAAAATCTATTGAAAACATGCCCAAATTCATGCAGCAAAGCATCTACCTGGGCATTTTTGAATAATCGGATCGTGGCCTGTCCTTTGTCCCATGCGGTCTGGCCCTGTAATTGCAAATTTGATAAATCAAAACCTGCTTTAAAGAATTCCTCACGGCGAATATTATCATTGCTTAAAGAAGATATTAAGGAATTGATATGATCCTTTTCATCAGCAAAAGTAATATCGGCAATGGCGGTCTCAAAAAATTCATCTTCGGTTTTATTATTCCACTTGGCCCAATTCCGCGCAAAAGTACTGATGATGGCTTTTACCATATCAGCTTCTTCTTGCTGAATTTTTGTCCCCTGGATAGCTATATCAATTAATTTGAATACACTATCTTTGGTATGCTTTTTTGATTCGGGTTTTTGAACTACTTTCTTCGGCTTTTCATCTTCCTTTTTTTCAAAATCTTTTACATTGTGTTGTACTTGCGGAAATCCACTTGGTCTGGCGGCAATCAATTTAACATTTTCGGGTCGCACATTGTGTTTATCTTTCCTGTTCGACTCTCCGACATATTTTTGAAGGCGCATTATATTTGCATCATCGTCCCACGGTCTACCAATATACCCTATTTCCCAAACTTCACCATCATATTCTACAATATCCCCTACCTGAAAACTGTCTTTTTCATATTCCTTATCCCCTGGTATTTCCTGTTCCCCTAATCTTGAAGGTTGTACTTTTTCTCGATCTCTACTGCTTTCTTCCTGATCTCCGGGTTCTGGCTTTTTTTCAATTTCAGCAGCCGTAATTTCAACATCAGCCCTTTGAATATCCTCATCTTTGTTTCCGGCGAGGCGTCCCGATATATCTCGGATAACTTCATCTTTTACACCTTCCTTGTTTATTTCATCGGCCACGCTATCAAGCATCGAGCCGAACATATCACCCTGGGCCTGGTCGCTCTTTTTAGCATTGCCCTTTTGTTGCTTTAAACCAAGTAGCTCTTTTTCAAGAGCCGCAACTTCATCATTCATTCTTATAACAGCAGGAAGCTCGCCGATATTCTCGATTCCGTCTGCAATAGCCCGTTTTCGGAAGTCATCTAGTTTTTTCTTGGCCTGGGTAAGCTCTTTTTCCTTCTCAGCAACTTGCTCATTATACTTTGCTTCGGCACTACCCAATGAGGAAATATTCATCAAGTTTAATGGTTGTTTCGGGTCAAAATCAAACCTTTGCGTTATATTTCCAATCCGGTTGATGAATTCTTCACGTCTCTGAAATTTGTCAAAAACCCCACTCATTAACCATTTGAACATTTCATCTTCATGCTGATCTGTTAATTCCGGGAAAGTCTTTCGGGCGGCCCCTATATAGTCGGCAATGGCTTCGGCTTTCCTCGCGTCATTCGCCATTGTCGTACCCTTTAATGCCTTCATCAATCCAACGGATTCCCCTTTAAAATTCAAATAAGAAAGATTAATAACAGTAGCGGCATTCTTTTTTTCATTTTTGAATGCCTCGGCCATTATATCCTTTTTGCTTTTTCCGGCCTGGCGCATATCCCGGTATATCTTGGCCCGCTCATAGTTTTCCTCGCGGCTGCCTAAAGTATTGCTTTCCCGGAGTGCAAACTCTTGCGCTTCCTCAAAGGTTTTCCCTTCCACAATGAAAGAAGGGATTTTACTGAATTCGGCATGTCCTTGTTCGACTGCCTTTTTGAATGCCGCTAATCGGGAATGCCCGGCCAGCACATACAGTTTACCATCTTCCGGGTTCTTCCATAACTTTACCGGATCGAATTTCTCCCACTTAAAAGACTTGTTATCAATATCACCGAGGATAGAATCAACGGTTTCCTGGGAAAAATCACTTTCCCGGTTCTGGAATGCCTGTTTATTGATATTTACATCTTCAAGTGGAATATCGGTAACTTTATAGGCTTTGCTAGATTCCGGCTCTTGCTCAACATTGGGGGTTTCTTCTTTGGCCTCTGCCGGCGCACTGTCCTGCTCTTTACTTTGTTCCTCTACTCTCTCCCCGGATATACCGGGTTCTCCGGGTGATCGCTGTTCCAAATCTTCGCGGCTTTGGTCTTGGCCGCTTTCAACGCTGCCTCTTTCGACATTCCCTGTTTCAGGAATTGCCGGAGGAACTTGTACTTCATTGTTTCGTACCCGGGCGGCATTTTCTTTTATCTCCTGCAATTTTGCAATTTGTTGATTGAATGAATCCTGTAATTCCGGGAACTGCTGACCGCCCTGTTCGAGGGATGCGATCTTTTCATCAATATATCCAGGAAGATCATCCTGTAATCGCTTTTGCCTGGCCCGGACTTCACTTTCATTCTCTGGAGCAGTGCGTTGTGCTTCGGTTTCCAGGATTTTGTTTTCTTCATCGATAAAAGCATCAATTGGATTTTGAACCGGCTTTTCGGCTGGTTTGGTCGGCTCCGGCTGGACCTGATCTGCCGGTGGTTGTGTACGTTGCTTTTGGGGTTCTAAATGGAACAGATCACCTTTACTTGCTTTTTCTTCTATTTCTTCTTGTGCCTGTTGTGCTTCTGTTTGCGGTTCTTCAGATGATACAGTTTCCTGATTTTGCTGCCCCTCAACCGGTATATTCTTTTTAATGGCCTCTTTAATATATTGGTCGCTTAAATAACCTGCTGTCCCGGAAGTAACAGAACCCAGTAACCCAAGCAGTACTCCACCATAAACTGATTCAAGAATCCTCGGAAGCTGTCCTTTCCATGTTTTAGCCTCCTCATCATAACTGTACTCCCCAAGAATCTGTGTAACTTCTTGTAAACCTTCCTGTGATCCTTCGGTTACATTGGCAATAATGCCTTGTATCATTTTCCCTTTTAATCCGGGTACTTTAGCCACTTTTAAAATCTGGTCAATACCGGTCTTTTCCAGGGCGGCATTAACACTTCCCACGAATACCGGCGCCAGTATTTTAGTTTGCGGATCAACTGTTTTCCCAGTCCTTTGTTCGTATTCCTGAATATTATCTACCGTTTCCGCTCCTTCAGCCGATCCCATGACCATTAATCCAAATGTTGGATTGATAACAGTCGAAGCCACAAAACCCAACATCTGTGGTACATTTTGCGCAATTGTCATGTACGCTCGTTTCGGGTCAAAATAATCTGTAAATTTCCCTGCTGGTCGGGCATATTTTCCAGTAGGTTTTTTATAAGGGGACTTTTCATTGGCAAATCTTTCAACAGATTCAGCCAAAGAATCTGCAAAAGGTTTGGCCGCTTGATATGTTTCTGTAGCCTTTTGTATATCAGCTTTTCCAGTTGGTGTTAGACGACCCATGCCCATATCAGCCAGTAATCCCGCTGGTGTGGAAGCAAGCCCGGTAGTGGGAGCCATAAATCCTAAAACACTTGGAATCATTTTGGCCATATTGCCGGGTAATTGTAATAACCTGTTAATTCCCATACTCCAGGGCGTACCAATACTATCCTTTTTCTCTACCGGTTTCCCTTTTTGTTCTTTTTTCATTTGTTGTGCATTAGCTACTGAAAATGCGGCTTGATCGCTTAATCCCTCTTTTTTCCGTTTACTAAATTCCGGGTACAATTCAGGATGCTCTAAAGCGATTCTTTCATGTTCCGGGTTAACCGGCTGTTGCGTCTGTCCAGCAGGCGGCTGTTGCGCCGCTTGCTGGAAGGAAGACAATAATTGATCCACTTTATTTGTCGGTCGTACCTGTGCCGGAGTAGCAACCTTTGGCAAATTAAAAGCGGTTTCGCTGGCCGGTATTTCGTGCGGTGTACCGGGTGGAATAATAGGTTGAATAAGGCCGCCATTGATTAGGTCATCAACATGAATTTTGGTAAAGTCAACCTGACTTTCTTGTGGCATTTTCCCGAACATCAGTTCGTCATTATCAGGAGTGTTAACAGTATCCTTTGTTTGCTTTTTCCCAAATATCAATTCATCTATATGGGGAATATTAGCCATGCTTTTTTACTCCGTTCCCGCGAATTCATTATCCATCATTCGTATTGTTTCTAAAGTAAAACCATAAGGTTTTAAAATCTCATTAACTCTTTGAACTTTTAAGGCATCATTTCCAATCTTTATAAGTTCATTTTGTTGCCTTGCAAGTTCTGCTTTGGCATTATTATATTGTGTCTTTAAATATTCAGGTTCAACTTTCCATTGATTGGCAAAACGATTGAATTTTACATCATTAACTGCCATATTAAGGGTATCTTTATGAGCCGTTTTTAACTTTTCCACCGTTGCAACAGCAATATCGTCATAATTCGGGTTAAGGTACTCCGTCTCGTTACCTTTTTCGTCTTTTCCTTTTACCATCAATGATTTATCAAGCTCTTGGATTTTTTTGTTTTGCTCAAGGATTGCTTGCCCAGGATCAGGGCCCTTACTTTTCTTTTTTATATCTTCCCACTTTTCCCCAAACATTTTCCGGCCTTCCGGGTCTGTCAATGCTTTTGCCCCATATTTATTATATTTCTCCTCAATAGCTATCTTTTCTAATTTTTTGGCATTTTCAACAGCCTTTAGCTGATCTTCCGGTTTCTTTTTCAAGTCGATTGTAATGCTATCCTGCGTTGCCTGGTGTGTGCCCGGCCAGGAAGACCAATTTTGTTGTGGATCGTCCGGTAGCCAGCTTTGATGTTCTACCCTCGCCGCCGCCCGTTCTTCTTTTGTCAATGTGCGATACTTGTTTCGTTTATATTCTTCCAGAGCGGATGGAGTTTTAAAACGCAAAGTATCAGGCTTTCCTTCGACATTCTCGGTAATGAGCATGTAAGGATTTTCCTGCTCATATTTTTTTCGGGCTTTGTTTTGTTTTACGGCGTTCCACCTGGCCAACATTTCATCGGCTGTACTCATCTCTCACCTTAAAATTCGTTTGGATTCGATCTTTCATTATTACGCTGCCATTGAATTAATGCATTGACTGCGGCCTCTTGCTCATTTTCATCAAATCCCATCATTGCTAATTCATTTGCCATTTCAACGGGATCAGGGGATACTGAATTTTTATATTTTTCCAAGACGCCGCTAATCCGTGCATTCTTGGCCTCTGCCGATGTTTCCCGCCCCTGGTTGTAATAATTCGCCTGTGACATGCCCTTAACCAATTCCATAGCCGCCGCAGGATCAGTCTGGCCCGCTACCCATCCCTGCACACTGCTCGGATTGCTCATATCCACCTGGCCAAAACCTTTCATTTGGGCCTGGTTGATCTTTCCGCCGACATACGTTCCGGCAGCATCCAGTAATCCGCCAACAAGGTCTTGATTATTACCCTGTTTAATAGTGGCAATCCGGTCTTTATATGCCTGTTTAGCCTGGGCGTATTCGTTTTTGAACTGCTCTTTGGATTGCTCATTTTTGGTTTCAACATCCTGCGTGGTATTGGCGATCTGTCCCATCCGGGCGGTATCCACCTGGTTCAAACTGGCTTGGCCGGCAATACTATTTTCCATGCCGGAATTAATCAACCTGCCGGTTATATCGGCTTTGGTGTTCGCAGCCGCATTCCCGGTCTGCTGGGCGACATTACCGATGATGTTGCTTCGCACCCGGGAATTATACAACCCCTCGGTCGATAACTGTTTTAACCGCTTGCCATAGTCTGAATCATCAAATCCCGGCTGTTTATTAAACCAACGATTATAGGCATATTTGCCCAGGGCAGAACCACCTTTGACTAAGGCGGTTAATGTAATGGGATCAATCATTGCGTCCTCTATTTCCGGTTATTGGTTCCAATTCCTTCAGGAACAGTATATCGTTCATTCAACACCTTGATTTCTTCAAAGGCTGAATTACGTGCCACAGCCGCCCGGTCGTGTTTATTATCCATTTTCCAACAGTCACTCTCCGCCAAATCCAGCATAAGATGACGTAATGACATGTTGACAATCGGGTCTACCGTAACCGTCATTACGGGGGGAATTTGCAAATAATACACATTTGCATTTGTAGCGGTATAGGTGGTAATCATAATTTTGATTTGCTTCTGAAAAACATAATAGAGCGGATTTGTATCAGACCCAGCCAGAAAACTATTTTGCGTTTTCTTGATGTCTCTCAGTTCAATTTCTGTTGCCCATTTTAATAAAGCCCCACCGATGTTGACCTGTACCCGGATAATGCCTTCAGCTCCTCGTAATACTCCATTCCCGGAATTCAGGGTAGCTAAATTGATGATGCCCTGCGATGACGCATCCACTGCAGAATCGACCTTTTCAAGTTCGGTCAAATAACCGTCATGCAATAACTGGCATAAGCGTAACTGTGCCTTGTTCAGGGCTTCAAGTTTGGCATCCGGCGTAAATTTCACTGAATCAGCATCCTCTAACCTTAATCCCAGTTCATCCATTAAATCCTGTGTAATATCTCCTGCGGCCATCATAAACTCCTTTATTAATCGTGTTCAATATTTACATCATAAATTTCTATTTCAGCCGTATTATTCACGGTTGATGCTATTTCTACCCGAAAATTATTGCACCTATATCGAATAGCTCTGCCAACCCAAACCGGAGTTGAACTCGCTTCCAGGGTGTATGTTTTTACCGGGGTATCGTTGTCATCATTCACATAAAGGTTTAGAGAGATAGGTAAAGCGGATTTATATCGCAATTTCACATACCGGACGATCTCCTTGCGTTCGTCTGAAACATGAAAGGTTTTACTCTTTATCACAAATGGAGTACTTTCAGCAACTACCGGCGAGAATAACTGCCGGGTTGTATTGTCGGCAATGACCAGATTAGCGTCCTGGTCGATGCAATGTACATCAAAGTTGACCGATGTATTGATTTGCCGCCATTTCCGGGTGAGAATATTAAATGCCCATTTTATAGATGTTGGTGTAAACTGATAGACAATTTCAGATCGTATCTGGTCATACCCGGCCTTGATATTCTCCTTTTCCAGGCTATTCAAGGCTAAATAAACATCGTTAATCGGCTCGGATATCCGGTTATTCAATAACGGGGTTTCATCACTGGCGGTGATCGTGCTTAAATCAATCTGGTATATCCCGTCTTCGGAACAAATATACAGCGTCTCGCCTACCTGTACATAGCCATGTTTAGCCACGTTCCCCCGGTTAAACTTGGCTTCCTTCATATCCCACGTAGACGTGTCGGCAGGGTCATTGACAAGCAATCGAAAAAGCGCATGTTTTTTCATAAAGATCACCGCGCCGAACACAATCGCAAGCCCTGTCCCTGGGCCGCCTTCCCGGTCTGGCAAAGTCAAAGCATTCGAATCCGGCAGTACATCTGGCTGGTTCATTTCCGAATAACCACCCCAGCCAGGCCGTACTTCCTTTTTGTCCGCAGGATCCAGCACATTATTCAATGTGAATAACCGATCTTTAAACATCAAAGCAAACTCGGTATTTACTTTGATGTTAATTTTGTTTTTAAGCGGCGCATCAGCTCCATCGGCAAGACCGGTATCAAATAATCGTAAATGTAGAACCGGGACAGTACCGCCGATTGTTTCCGCATCCACAAAAAACAATCCATTAGCCACGGAACACATCTTCCAGTCCAATGGGCCGTTTTCTTCAATGTCGTCATCGCCAAGATGGATTGCTTTTTCTTTGTTTCCCAAAACCTGAAAATAGTACTGCTCTGCGCTGGCATGATCGACCCAAATCACCGCCCCGGCATAGTTTTCAACGCTCAAGTCCTGATCGGGTAAAATAATTGTTTTTGTCCCGCAATAAACACCAAAAGAAGCGGAATGCAGATAGCCATAATCTCCACCGCCTACCGGTTGATTTTTGAGACTGCATCTGTAATCCCAATAATCACCGCCCCAGGCATCTTCACCGCCGTCAATTGTAAAAACAGTATGCCCCGTACCGGTAGGAGCAATTATTTGTTTCCAGGTATAATCTTCGGGGTTACTTGGTGCACCATCTGCCGGATTACGCACACCTATCCAGTAATTGGAATTTACAGGGTCAAAGTTAATATCAGCCAAAGCCGGATAATAAATATTCCATCTCCCCGACAACGCATCATCATCAGCGAGCACTTTATCAGCTTTTCGGGTGAGATCACAGGTATGTACCAATTTGTATCCGGATTCTGAATACAGACTTCTATATACTTTAAGCGCGGTAATCCGTTTATTCACAGCACTCTTGCGGAATGTCAGGTTAATATTAAGGAATGAATCTTCGGTAAAATCGGCTTTGATCACATCGGATAATTCACTCTCCTGAACCCCATCATAGACAAACGAAAACTTGTAGAATCGCACACATCCGGCATTATCAGGATTAAACGTACCGCCTGAAAGAAATAAAACTTCAGGATCAAGGCCGGGGGCAACTGTCCAATTGTCTGCGATTAAATCCGGTTTTAATATCTCTGCCCGGAAATTGTAAAACCCCTTTTCATAGGTCTTTGTACCGGCAGTTACTTCGGCTGCCGTTCCAGCCGTAATGTTCTCATCAAACAGATCACGATCCAGGTACCCTATCCAGATCGTTTTGGCTTCATTGCCGCCGACATCACTGATATTCCCCGGTAAGAACCGTAAAATATCGTTATGCTGAATAATCGGATTTGCCGCTTTTTTATGATAGAACGTAATAAATGTATTTTTCAACAGCCCGGCAATATCCGCCCAGGAATCGCCATCCCAATAGAACAGGGATACAATCCCGGTCGTTTCATCAACTGTATAAGCAATCACTGCATAGCCGGGACCTGAACCGTTAGGAATGTTATCAAATTCACGGTGAACAAAAACCACAACATTATCAAAATTCCTGTCCAATGCCGTTGCAAGAGCCGAATCGATCCAGTACTTGCCGTCATTCCATGCCTGGCGATCATCCCATACAATACCGGGATTCGCGATTACATCAACTTTATCCCTGTAAAAGTTATCCCCAAAACCATGCGTTTTAACTACCTTGCCGGGTTGCGGCAAAGCGTTTTCCATTCTGGTCAACGCATTTTGTGGAATGTCCTGCGGATCGGCATTGGTAATGATTTCGGTAAATTCTTTTATTTCAATTATTTTAGGCATTTTTCAAATTTTTAATTATTAAGGTTTGCAGGCCGGTTACATTTTTATTTATTTCTTCCAGTTTTTCATCAATTCGGGTTAATTTGGCATCATAGCCAATGTTGACTTTTTCGATTGCCTGAAAACGCTTTTCTCCTTCATTCAGGCGGCGTTCTGAATTCCGTATACATTCTTCATGATCTTTAAATTTATCTTGCATCTCTTTTTTGAATCCATCGAATTCAACTTTAAACAGGTTATGACTTTCACATGGCGTTTTATGGCTGTTTTTATTGCGGTTAAACAAAGAGCCAACCGTCAACCCGACAAAAGCGGATATAATACACAATGCAATCGAAAGTATCCAATTCATTCCATCTCCTTATCGCATCACAAATAAGTCATAATAAATGTTATCCGCACTCCCGCTCGAACCTATACCTACCGTAACGGTTACAACTCCTGCATCAATTGTCACAGTCTTTATGTATAAATCCCAATCACACCGGCGTTGTACCGTGACTGCCGGAATCTCTACATAAGTTCTTTCTAATGTGTGAACAGCTTCCTCATCTTCCGGTTTTGGGGCCGAAGGAATTGCGTCCGCATGGGTCTGCCATTCTTGATAACTGCTACCGGCTCCCGGTAATCGTTGCCAGGATGCCCCGTTATAATACAGCTCGTCAAACGCCTCACATTCAACTGTCCCATACGTCCCGGCTTCTGCGATCTTGTAATAGTCTCCTGCGGATGGCGTACCGGTTACGGAATCTCCATTATTCAAAATTCCTAAAAAGGTTACGCCTGATGAAACCAGGCTATATAGCTCCTCGATGTTGTCATTCCACTTGGTACGGGCGGTTAAGCCGGTATCGCCATTTAGAACAGGTTGCCGTGCCATTATCGTTTAAACCTTATATTTGTGTAGGTATAAATAGTGTCTGCATCAACAAGATGGTTTGAAATAACAATACGTATACCATCATACAAAGGGATTGCATCAAGAGGAATTATTTCCATTTTGTTGGCTTCGGTAAAAACGCCAATTCGGGTACTATCAACATAAAAAGTGGAATAAACAACATCATTTGACAAAGGATCGGAATAATCAAGTTTTAAAAATTTCTTAACAATTCCCCAAACATCTACAACAGCGCTATCCGGGTAAGAGATCGGCGATTTTTGCGTATAATAAAAGTTTACATCAATCAGGTCTGCATAAGATGGTTTTGTACTGTCGTTTGAGTGATTGAAATAAAAATCCTTTACCACAGTTTTTATTGTTGTAGTCCCGGCTATTGTTACCATCGCCGAGTCTTTGACCATGTATCCGGGCGAATCGGTGAACTGCCCGAATAACGATGTAGCAAACATCACTATCATTAGCAATAAGCAAAGCATTAACTTGTAGGCGCCCATCCGTCTACTCCTTCTCTATTTGTTAAAAATGACATATTCCTTTTAACGTTATCCGAATCGGCGTTGGTAGCATCAGCGATCCGGGTTTGTTTGTTGCGTCTTAAATTGTGTTTTGTGGCAGTCTGTGCGGCATTCTCTTTGAATTTGTCGTAATAATACTGAGCCATTTTTATATTGCCGTCGGTCTCATACAGCTTACTAATGACCCAATCCTGCAGGAACATCTGTTCTTCGGCTAGAATAATCGGTGATGTCACCGGGGTAACATCCAGAAATGAATGCCAGATTATGATCTTTGTATGTGCGGATAAAGCAGGTATCAATCGTATGGTCATTCCCTCAATGCGATACAATCCCGGTGTGCTGCTGGTTCTGACCTGGGCAGATGAATCATGTATTGCATAGCGGGATTGAATGTGCTCCGTTTCCAGGTAATGGCCGTTAATCTCAATTCTGAACTCTCGTAAAAAATCACTTGGCAGGGTATAGGCTTCTTGTAATACACCTTCATTAACAATAGAAGTATCGATTATGGTATATTTGAAGGTACAATCGGAAAGACGAATGAACTCATTTTCGGCCAATTTCAACAGCGCAGTCAAATCCACGGGATGTTGCTGCTGGAATGGGATGGAAAAAGTTGCCATTTCCACAAGTTCTGATAAATCCTGCCAGGTCATGATCTCAGCCCTCATAAAAACATGGCGGCCAGAAGACCGCCATGCTTTTGTTAGATTTCATAAGTTTCAGCTAAAACAGCGTAAATGATGTACAGATCGAATACCAGGGCGGCGGTTGCTGATTCCGGCGTATAGGTTACTTTTTCACCGCCAGAAGTCAGATCGGGGAATTCATGGTTCAAACCCCGATCGTCTGCATTAGAACCTGCTACAAGTTTTGCTAACAACGCGCCGCGTGTCGTGGAAGCGTACCAATTATTGGTACCATCCAAAGCCACGCCGGGCCGTTTGATTCCGGTCGTTGCAACAGATAGCGCTGCGGCAAAACCATTAGGATCATTTGAACTGGTGCCATCGGTGCCAACATCAATGGTTTTTCCGCTTACGGCTGTTTTAACATCAACCAACACATCTAACACAACGGCATTTTCGGGCAAGGTGAAACCCGTTACCGTTTCTGCCGATGTCGTCAATCCCGTTAATCCGGCTATTCTCTTAACCTTGAGATATTGGTTCTTTTTCAGGCGGCTAAGCAGAATGCTCACGGTTGCTGGATGCTCAAACATGTGTATTCTCCAATTTTACAGAATTAAATTTCGATGAATTAGCTTGATGCGATTTGGACTTGTTCCCGGAATAATCGCACTTTCCGTAGAGCTGCCGCACCACTGGTATTAGCTGCTAAAGCTATGGCCTTGCTTTTTGCAGATCGTGTTGTCGATCCACTTGTACCATCCACAATGAATGAAGTCCCGCTGTTAATCACTTCCAGATGATCGCCTACAGCTACACCGTTAGCAACGAGGGCTTCATCGACTTCACCGTATTCCTGGAACAAACCGATTTTACCGGATGCATAATCTTCCAAAGCCGTAACAATGGTTACCGGAAAAGCGGCTGTTGCCGCGGCTGCGGTTTTCATACCGTTAGTTGCGTCGTAATCGACAAAGTACGGTTGTCCTTTGGTAATTGAGGCATGACAATAGAGGGAGATAATCTTGTTACCAGCCCCGTCTATCAATTCATTACCTGCATATCCTGTATGTCTGATACCGTGCATTTTGAAATCCTTTCATATTAATTATTAAAACCAAAGCCCCCGCTTTGGCTATTATTGATTAAAGTTTGGTCGGCCCGGAAATACTGATCGAGGTTTCCGGGATACCGGTGATAACGCCCTGGAATGCACGATTTGAACAGGTCAAAGCGCCGTACCAGTCCAAAGGCAGTGCATACGCCTTTTCACCGGTTGTTACCTTTTGCCAATCGCCTAATACGAATTTGAAATCTTTGTGATGGCGAAATTTGATGTATTTGGTATTGAGGAAATACATGTGACCGGCAGGAACCCTGCGGTCTTTGGTAATTTCCCCGTTTTCAAACAATAATACCATAAAGCTGCCATTGGCCCGTTTCCGGTCTTCCAGTACCTTCTGATGTGCAAGTGAATGTTCATATTCACGCCAGGTATTCTGCGTGGTTACGATCAGGTCCGGGTATTCATCATCGGTTGAAAGCTCATCGTACATATACCCGATTACCTTTTGAATGAAATATTCACTCTGCGGATCACGTAAATCGGCAAGCGTTACTGTGCCGGGTATTGCCAGTTTATTTGCTTTCCACCAGGCATATTTCGAATCGGAGGGGTTAATCCCTGCCAGTTCCCCGGTATTATTGACAATGATGTCGTAAAGGTTGTACGGTTCATTCTCCAATCGCGCACGGTTAGCGAAGATCATATCGCCAAAACCGCGTTTGAAGGTTTTCACCAGGTTGCGGCTGCCGATCTTGGCCAGGGATAATATGCGGGCTTTGCCGGTGTTTTTGACTTTCAAATCCATCTCGGAGAATACAATATTATCCATGAGGTTTTTCCAGTCAAACAAAGCGGCGGTTGCATATTCCCGGACATTGTATTGAACTTTATCCCATTCACCCATCCAGCGTGGACGATCATCGCCGTACTCTAAGAGTACTTCCATTTTCGTTCCGCCGTCGACGGGCTCGCTGTTCTTCAACAGTTTTCGGCACGTATAATTTGTATCGATGATCTGGTTAACAATATCACCCAGCAATACCTCATTGGTAATTACCGAGATAGTGTCCAGAATCTTGGTTAATGTTGGGTCTGCCATTTCTATATCTCCTGCAATTATTGTCCTTATTTGTCATTGACAGCCATCAACTCATCCCATTTGAGATTCAAGCGTTCATCAAGTTCTTGTTCACTTTTGGGCGGTTCATCCCATTTGGTTTTTTTGGCTGTTTTTCCATCTACAGTTTTCGAGCGCGGGTACACTATCCGTGCAGGGTCTTCCCGCATCTCCTTGATAATTTGGTTTTGTTCCTTGATCTGTGCCTGCAACGATTTGATCTTATCACTGTGTTTTTCAGCCTGGATCAATTTTGCCGCAGTGAGCAGGTCAATCGGAATTGGGAATGCAAGGGCATATTTTGCCAATTCATTCAATTTTGTTTCATCTTTGTATTGTGGATCAAATTCCCGAACAGCAAGCGCTTCCTTTTGATACTCGATTTCGCTCTTTTCTTCCCGCAAGGCTTCTCGCTCTTTGAAATGAGTGTCAATATTGGTCTTGATTTGTTGCGCCTTGCCGGTTCTGAACAGTTCAATGAAATCGTTAACTACCTTGTTATCCTTTGTAAGAAAATCCGGGATGGCGGCCAGTAATTCATTAAGCTCAGGATGTTGTAATACAGCTTGCATCTTGGTCTGAAATTCTTCCAGACCAAATGTTTGCGCCAGAGAGTTGATTTGCTTTTCTCTCTCCGATACCTGCTGGCTCTTTTGCGTTACCGATGCCCAGAACTTGGGATAGTTAAACAGGTCTTTAATGAATTGGCTTTTCTGTTCGGGGGTGACGAATTGTTTAAGGCCTTCCTCAAATTTGGCCTTAAATGTCTCGTCTGACATAACTTCGGGGATTTCCTCGGTCTCGCGTTGCTCGTTTGGAGTCGCTTCCGGGGCCTTTTTATCTTTATCGCCGGGATCAGTGGTCGTTTCGGACGTGGTCTCGGCCTGGGGTTTCGCTGGTTCGGTTTTCTTTTCGATCAAATTCAGATTATCATCATACCGGTCATAGACTTCCTGGGGAATCTCAATATCTCGGACTGCAAATTCATCCTTCTTTTTCCCCTTGTCTTTTGCTTTCGGCGTTGTGGGCGTTTCAGTCGGGGCTTTATTCTCTGCCGGCTGGATCGGTTCCGTGTTGGTCGGCGTTACCGGCGCTTCATTGCCGCTATTGGTAATAGTTTCATTATCAGGCATCGCTCACCCCCTATGCTGTCTTGCGGAGTATGCTGATATTTGCGCCCCACAATACCAGGTTGCCATCACCGGGGTCAACAATCCGTAAATCCGGGACGAATAACGAAGCAACGACCGGTACTGTGACTTTTTTTGCAGTCTTGGTAATGATGAGCAACACACCTTTCTCCGGGATTTCCATTCCCTCGATCTTGGTCCGCTCCCCGCTTTTGTTCGATTCATGCAGCAAGGTAAGTTCGGTTCCGGCAATAAGTTCATCCTTTTCGACCTGGTTGTTTTGATCCAGGCTTTCGGGTGTAGCTCCATCTTTTTGTTGTTTTGGTTTTGTCATTTTCTTTTCCTTTCAGTTGGTCTTTCGACACTGGTTCGGGTATAAACAAAAAAAGCCCGTATTGAACTACAGCACAACTTTCGCTGCGAATTCAATACGGGCTTTAAATTCAACTGTCCGGCTATCCCGGACTTGGATTCAAACTGCCTCTAGTCTATGTACAAAGAACTATTTCACTTTTTCATTGACAACCTTCTCGGTTATTGTTTTTTCGATCATCGTAATTCCACCGGTCAATGCTTCTATGCGAATGACAATCGTCCCGGTTAACTTTCGTTTCAATTGTTCGTTGACAATCTCATGTATTTTTTGCGCCGGGTCATTCATCAATCTATTGCTTACTCCATTTGTACAGTATTAATATCTGTAATTTATAATAGATTGTCAATAGTCTTACTGCACTTTAGTGTATATAAATATTTTCTATACTCTCTTGAAATAATTAAAATTTTCTTGATTATTTCAATAAATATTTATTTATTAATATGATCAATTTGGAATTGATTCGATGATCCTTGGGTGGAGTAACTATTTTATTTAATTA